GTTAATTATGATGTTATTGAAGCTGATAGTGACAACTTTGAAACTGGTGAAAGACACTATATTATAAATATTCCTAACAGAACAAGATATAAAATACGAAATATAAAAAATTTAATAGAAAAATATGAACGAACGGCTTCTATTTCACGATTTGAGTTGATTTTTTTAGAAATTTTTAATAAATTAAAAACAAAAGAAGAAAGAAGAATTAAAATTAAAAAATTAAAAAATTATGAAAACTAAATTTTATGTTCATGGGACAAATGAACAAGTAGATTTGAAAGAAGATTCCAATATGCTAAAAAGTGATTGGGGTAAAAGATTTGATGTAAAATATCCAGAAGCAATAATATATCATGAGATATATAATAGACAAGATTATATACAAGCTGATTGCTGCATTAAACCTGGTGATGTTGTTGTTGATTGTGGTGGTAATATTGGAGTTTTTACTGCATTTGCTATTGATATGGGTGCATCTAGAGTTTTATCTTTCGAACCATTCAAAAATAATTATGAAATAAATAAAAAAAACAACCCAGTTGCAGAGATTTATAATTTGGCAGTTTCTGATAAAAGTAATGATACTGTTGAATTACTTTATACTGATACAAGTAATGGTGGTCATACTATTATTGAGTCTGAAATGAATAGAGAACCTGGACATTTTGAGCATAAAAATATATTTATAAAAACAATAACGTTAAATGATATTATATCAGATAATTATATTGATCATATTGACTTTTTAAAAATAGATACTGAAGGTGCAGAGTTAAAAATACTTGAAGGACTATCAGATGAAAATTTAGATAAAATAAGATGTATATCTTTAGAGTATCATCATAGTGTTTTCAATTATGATGAAAGATTTTATGAAAAATTCCAAGAACGATTTTTAAAAAGAGGATTTAATGTCTACACTTGGATTTTGGATTCTAAAACAAGAATGATATATATTTGTAAAGGAGATGTATTTACAGATAATATAAAACATAAATAATTTATAAAATATAAATATGAAGACTATAGAAGTTATTGAAAATCAAAAAACAAAAAAACTACAGGATATATTAAAAGAAATGGAGATTGAGCAAAATAAGATAGATTTAATTCTTGAAAATGAGTATTTGAGTTCTGAATTGGAGCAAATGAGCAAAGATTATGAAATAGATATTCATCTTATAAGAATGGAATTGACAAAGAGATTGTGGTATAATAATTTTGAAAAATAATAAAAAAGAGTAATATGAAAATATTACTCTTTTTTATTATTATGAATATGATTTTTTTATATATAAGTAAAATAAAATAAAAAATTAACTATGTCTACACCTCTTTATAAGCCTATGAAATCTAAGGGTACGTCATTCTATGCTTTCCCTTCTAGTGCTTCAGATTTAAATTTAGCGAATTATAATGATTTTTATGATTTAAATTTTACAAAATTTGCATTAATAAATATACCAAGACAAAAAGTTGGTGTTCCAAATCCTGTGGATGGAGTATTGGACCTTGTTCCAAAATATAATACTGGTGATGCGCCATTTTATTGCGATGATCCTAATCAATCAAATCCTACAAAATTATCTGAGCAATTAGTTGAATCTTTGAGAAATTATGTTGCAAATTATGATACAACTTTGCATGAAAGTAGAATAAATTCGAATACCGATTTTTACAATATTGCTGAGAGATATACACCAACTGAGCAAATTTTTTGGAAGTGGTGTAGAAAATTGAATTTGATAGATTTTGAACCTGGTGTTCATAAAGTGGATTGGGATAAGAATCTATCTGATTTTGATAATATAAATGCATCAACTACAACTAATACTGATTTTTTCCGTAAATACTTATGGAAAGAAAGAGAAGTTATAAATTATCAGACTTTGTACTATGAAGAGAGTGATAATAATCATCAATCAACAGATGGTAATATATATTATCATACATTAAAATTTACAATATCTGGTCAAACTGCAAAATTTAAAGTTAATGATGATGTTATTCTAAGTAGCACAAGTTCACTTGATATTTCCAATTTAAATGCTATAACCTTTGGGCAGTCATATAAAGTTGTATATGTTGAATTTGAAAGTGGAAATACTTTTGTTTGGATAAATGTCAATTTTAATGGTCAAGGTAATAATTCTCTTGTTTCTACTGTATTATATTTGGATTATAATAGATTAATACAATATGTAGGTGAAATAAATCAAATAACAAATATTCAGACTGCATCAAGAGTTGGTCAAGAGATCACAGCATATATTCCTCATCAAGCAGGTAAAACACCTAGCGTGTTGTTTGGTGTTAGAAGCAATACAAATTACTATCCAAATTTGGAGATTCCAATATTGGCGGATGAGATTCAAACTGAAATAGTCGGTGCACAAACATTAAATTCTCCTATTAGAACAAATCCGCAAGATTATCCTGGTTCTTTTTATGGTCAGTTTGATACCGTTGATAATACATATTTATGTTCAAATGGTGATAATATTCGTTATCAAGGTGATTATTTTGGTGTAAATTTATCTAATAATGTAGGATTGAATGCTGATGATTATGTTGAAAAATTAACAGATTTTAATTCAGATAATATTGACGGTGTTTATTTAGATGTTAATAAAAAGCATTATTATAAAATGAATATTCCTGGATTAGAATGTAAAAATTTTGATGAATTTGGTTCAATTGCAATTCAAGGACAAGCACCATCAGATTTTGATTTTAATGCAATTTTGTGGTATTATGAGTTGACTGAGAGAGATCAGAATAATAATTTAAACTCATATGTTAATTTATATGGTATAGAATTTTTAAATAATCCAGAAAATGATGATGATAGTTTTGCAAATTTGATGACACCATATCACAAATTAGTTACAAATGGTGTTCATGATGGACTTTCATATATGTTTAATTTAAATGTACATTACAATATTGATAATGATGTTTTACCTTTAACATATGACCCAACAACTATTTATAATATGTTTGGATTTGATATGTATAATGAAATGATGCGTAAGTTGTATCAGGTTAATGAAAATTTCGTGAGTATAATTTCTGAGTTCGTTAGAATAAATCTTGATATGCAAGAGATGAAAAGTTTGCTGTATTCTCAAACTGACGTTGATGATTTGAAGAGTAGAATGAAAAATATGGAAGAACTTTTGAGGTTGTATGCAACTAACCAGTTTGTTGATTCTGATACAGCATCAATATCAGTTGATTACTCTGGTGTATATCCTAAACTTAAATTTAATGTTACAAGTGTTGAATATGATAATATAATAAATATTAATATGTCAGACGCATATAGTTATAATTTTTCACATAGTGGCGTGTCTTATTCAATAGCTTTGAATTTTTCAGGTGGTATGCTTTTAAATTTAGTGAATGATAATAATACTGTTGATGGCGGATATGTTAATATTGTTTTGGATAAGGATTTGAAGAATAAACAAAAATTAGATATAATACTTAAGCCTAATATAGCGCAATATTCACAACTGCTGAATTTTAACATGATTTTTAAATTAAATAACATATCATCAGAAATTAATATCTTTAATGTTAAAACACCAAAAGATTTAATACAATATGATAGTAATTCTAGTAATTTTATTTATGACGATAATTTTTATTTAAATGAAAATGTATATGTTAATGTTTCTAATGTTTTTACTGGATTAACAAATTGTGACTCTGGATACACCGAAATTATATTAAATGAGGATATGTTTAAAACTGGTAATACTATATATGTTCAAAATTTTTATTTCAAAGATAACAATATACAAAATTCAACATATGGTAGTGTTATTGATTTTAGTGGAGTTTATACCATTTTAAATAAAAATGGTATAAGTATAGAGATAGATATTTTAAAGGAGAGCATCTGCGGTTGTGTGTTAATAGGACAACCTAGAGTTAGTTATTATAATGGTGTTCAAGTTAGCTTATTGAGAGTAAGCGATGATGATTCCACAACATTTGATCAAAGATATAATGTTACATATAAAATAATTTAATATATGGAAATTAGAATAGAAGATTTAGTTGAAAAAATTAATAGCGCATTCGATAAAACTAAAGTTTTATCTGTTAAAACTGTTTATGAAAAAATAGATGGAACTGAAGATTTGAGGTTGGTTGTATCTATGGATAAAATTTTATACGATGATATTAATATAATTTACACTAAGTTGATTTTTACAGCAGATGGTAATAAAATTCATTTAACTAAAAATTATTTTACATATTTGTTTGATATTAATTGTCAATATGTTAGAATAGAATTTGCAGATTTGACTGATTTTTCGAATAAATTAATAAAAATTTTTAAAGAAAATAAATTTGGTGAAAATATTAAGATTTTATCCGATTTCATTAAATCTCCAGCTACACTTATTAATAAATGGTTTGAGAAAAATGGTGTTACTAATATGTCAATAATTAATGTTGCTGATAAAAGTATAAAAATTGTTCCATGTAAATCATTATCGTTTAGTTTTGATATAGATATTAGTAATAATCAAAAAGTTGAACTTACAATAACAAAAGAAGGTGAACATGATTATTTATTTAAATTTAATATTTTAAATAATATATATGAAGATAGAGAAAATGATCTTAATCGTTTAATAGAAACAATAGGTGATAATTTAAAAAATAATGTAAAAATATAAAATGGCCAGAATAACAAAACTCAATAATATTTTTAATAGAATAGAATTGAATTACACAAATTTGACAGACCAAATAAACGGTTGGTTAAGTTCAGCATATAAGAAGTCAAGTATTCTTTTTAATTCTGCATCACCATATGGACAAATATTGGATGTTGTTAAAGAGTTTTTTATTCAAAATATATTATATTTGAAAAACTTCGTTAAGCAATTAGATATTGATCAATCTAATTCTGTTAGAATGATAAGAAATATTGCTAGGATATCTGGTCATAATCCGTCAAGATCAATTTCAGCTAAGGGTACTCTTAAATTTAAACTTAAACAAGGTATAAACATTGATCAATCTGTTTCAGGTGGTATTATAACTATATACGATGATACTCTATTAAAAAATAAATCAAATAGCTTATATTACTCGCTAAATATTGGTACATCCAAAAATTATTACACACTAACACCTGGTTGTCAGTTTTTTATTAATATTGTACAAGGTAAATATGAGTCTCAATTTTTTACAGGTGATGGTACATCTACACAATCATATCAAATTTCAGTTAGTAATAGTGCAACAATAGATAATTTTGATTTTACTATTACGTTGAATGGAATTAATTTACAAATTAAAGATCATTTATATGATATGCTAGAAAACGAGTATGCATGTTATACAAGAACTGGTTTTAATGGCGGTATGGATATTTATTTTGGGAATGGCGTAAATGGATGTATTCCAAATTTGGGTTCAATTATTGAAGTCAGGTACTTACTTACAAATGGCTTAGTTGGTAATATTTTAAATAATAAAACAAATGACTTTACTTTTATAGATGATATTTATGATAGTGATGGTAATATATTGCAATCAAGTCAATTGTTTGATATTTATATTGATACTAATATACAATTTGCTAGTGATGGTGAAAGTATTGAGTATACTAAATCTGTAATACCATATGTTTCAAGAAATTTTGTTTTATCTACACCATCTCAATTCATTTATCACCTTAGAAAATTGAACATGTTTTCAAAAGTTAATGCGTTTAATAATTTAGATATGATCAAGGTTGATATTGCTAGCGATGGCTCACTTGATCAGATTAATATAAATGAAATGTATTTATATTTGATACCTAGAATAACAGATTATTTTACACCAGATATTAATTATTTTAATCTACCATTTGATGCATTTTATTTGGATCAAACAGAAAAAGATAGAATAATTAGTTATCTTAAAATACAAGGAACACTTAGTATTTCGTCTAATGTTAAAATTATAGATCCTAAAATAAAGCTATTTATTATGAATATTTTTATTAGAAGATTTGATGATGTATCAGAAGATAATATTAGAGAACAAGTTATCAATATATTATCTGATTATTTTTCTACATATGATAGATATGATAGAATTGTAAAATCCAATATTATAACTCAATTGAAAAATGTTGATGGTGTGGATTCTGTGAATATTGAATTTGTAGGTAAAGATAACGAAGATTATCATAGAGATGGTAGTTTGTTTTCTTCTACGCAAAAAAGCGTTCTACAAACTACTTATGCTACAAATTCAAATTCTGTAAATATGTCTACAGATACATATAGAAATATTGTTACTGCACAGACTAATCAAAATTCTAATAATTCTAATAATAGCACAACACCAGCTAGTGTAAATTTGATTAATGCTATACAATCACCAAATAGTAATCTTATAAATAATACAATGACATCTGCAG